AGTGCATCAGAGCGTCAATCTGCTGCATACCTCGCTGCACGCTGTAATAGTGGAAGTCCGTCCATGTCATGCTTGCAGTTGTACTGCCGCCGGTTATGCAAGCACGCAGCTTGCTGCCCACTACAGAACTGCCCACAACAGCACACAGATGCTCCTCGTTGGCAAACCATTCAGGCTCCATATCCTCTATCTTGCTGCTGTTGGATAGTACAACCTTGTCAAACTCGGCTGTGTTCAATATAGAGAAGTACAAAGTCTTGGCTCCCTCAGGCACATCGCTGATAAGATACATACCAGCCTCAAATCTGTTTCCCAGCGTTGGCACCACGACGCTCTTCACCACATTGCCGTTCACGTCGGCAAATGCGCTGCCCACAAGGTTCGTGCCTGGCACACTCGGCCAACGGACACGCTTGTGCTTCGACACATCCACCACGCACACCGAATAAGAGCTGTCCGTACTCATGGCATTTGTTATGGTGTCCCTGCCACTCATCACTTTCCTGCCTTTAGTGTAACCGCCCTGCACCGCCTTGATGTCATCAAGCGTCAATACGTCCACATTCGGCACAGCCGGCATGTGATCTTTGTCCTTCGAGCTGTAGCAGCTGTAGTCCTTGCTGTTCAAGAAGTCATTGATACCCTTGCTCCAGAAGAAAGGCTCGTGCATCATCAGGTCACCCTCGCTGCCGTCAAGTTTGGCAGGGGTTCCGTCGGCATACTTGGTGCTGTCCTTATCGTCAAGCTCCAAGTAAGTCATCTCGCCGTCAAGATTGTTCACCACGGTATCGACATTCGCTATGTTCACGTTCCTCGTGGTCGCCTTCTTTGTCACCTTCGCCAGCACTCTGTGGCGGTTCTTCAGTATCGCTGCCACATGGCCGCTGGGCTTGTAGTCGTTGCCGTACTTATAGCCCGTGCCGTTATCCAGGTTCGAGAGATTTGCATCGTCTGCCACGCTCTCGTCGCTCTCCAGCATTGTATATTCAGGCTGCTCGATGTTCAACTCCGGGTAGTGCTCGATGTATGCAGCATAGGTCTCATCATCAACGTAACGAGTTAGTCGGTATGTCCCTACCAGTCGGCAGCTCTCCACATTGCCGCCATTCTCGTCCACACCGCCCGTCTGCATCAGTGAGGCCAGCAGGCTGCCGTCGCCTTCCATGTCGATGCCGGTCACACGCAGATACTTCACGTTTCCGCACCTTGCGTGCAGCGTCTGCCAGTCCACACCAGGGCAATTGTCAACCACAAGCCTGTTGATGTTGCTTGTGCCCTCCAGCGTCAGACCGCCGGTCGTCAGTTTGCCCAGATAGCGCAGTTCCAGTGTCTGCAACGTTGCCGGAAGCGTTACGCTCGTCAGCGGAGCACCCTGTGCGAAGTTCACGCCGGTCAGGGCTGTCTTGCCTGCCTTCAGTGTCTCCAGCTTCGTGTTGTTGCTCAAGTCTATGCCAGTGAAGCTGCCTGACTTCAAGCCGGTCATATTCAGAGTACGCAAGTTTCGGCAACCGTTCACCAGCAATGCGTTCAGCGTTGTCTGTGTCTGGCCGCAGCTCACGTCAAGCGTCCGCAGGGCGGAGCAGTTGTTCAAGTTCAGAGTCTGGAGTATGGCATGGCTAACGTCCGTCAGGTCAAGCCCCATGATGCGGCTTGCACCGTAGATGTATTGCGGGTCATTCACGATGAGGTCCGTGTCAAGCGTCAGTTCCACCTGACTTCCCGTGTCCTCCGCAAGCACTGCGCTCTGGTGCGGAGTACCGCTCGTGTAGCCGTACCCGAAGAAATACCGCTCGCTCGCCGTGATTCTTATCTTCCGGTTGTCACTTCCGAACTTATAGCCGAAGTAGGCCGCGAAACTGTCCTTTCTGTATGTTCCGCACACATACTGACTGTCCAGCAATGCAAAGCGGTTCTGGATGGTATAGGTGCGGTGGGCATATCGGCTGCCCTGGAGTGCATAGAGATAGTCATAGTAACTCGTAGTGCCGTCTGCCGTCGTCACCCCCTCCGTCAGCGGCTTGATGTACTTGTAGATGCCGTCCTTGTTGTAGATGCGCTCACACCAGTTGCCCATCATCTCCTCATTGAACACCTTCAGCACATACTCCAGCGACATCGTGCTTCGCAGCTTGTCTGCCACCTCCCTCAGTTTGTCCGGGCAGCCTCTCACAAGTTCCCACAGCACGGAGTCGTGTCCTGCAAACGCATACGAGCCGATGCTCTCGTCCATCGTCTCCCACGTTATCGTGTAGTCGTATTTCAGAACCGAGTCGTTGCGCTCACCGAACACCGTGTCCATGTCGTATGGAATGAAGTACCATATCTTGCCGTCCCACGTCACGAGCATCATGTTCTTCGCGCGGTTATCCACAGCCATGAAGTAGTCCGTTATCAGATACCATGCAAATGGCGAATCGTTGCCGAAGTATTCCGCATATTCGTTCAGGAATTTCGTCGGGTTGCCCTTGCACGAGTATATCCACTCCCAAAGGCGCTTCACTGCCGCCTTGTCGTCCTCATGCGCCGTCGCCCATGTGTCGTCGGCCTTGAAGCGGAACTCCAGAGCATCGTCAAACGTGTCCATGTTGCTCGTACCGAACAGGCACAATGTCTCCGAGTTGTTCAGGAACTCCAGGCAGATACACTTGTTGCGCCCGCCCTTCAGTGCAGCCGCGTCATTGAAGCCCTCGATACCCTCAAAGCCGTAGATGATGCTGCTGCCGCTCTTCTCATTGTTGAAGTTGTACTTGCCAAGATACACGTTCTCACCCGTGCCGTTGTTGTCGTAGAACAAATCTATCGGGAAACCGTCCACGCCGATTCTCACATCATAGTTGCCCTTGTAGGCCATTTGTGGCTGAGTCATCCAGCCGCATCTCTTCCAGATGTCGTTCACCACTCTCACCGCACCCGTATTGTGCGTAGATGAAGAGTCCGAGAAGTCCGCCTTCAGACAGAATATGTCTATCGGTCTTGCACCTGGTTTGAACGAATATTTGAAGTCCGCTACCTCCACACCGTTCACATACAGCTTCGTGCCGTACTTCGTCGAGCGGCTGAAGTAGATGCGGTAGTTCTTTCTCGGGGTAGGTCGTCGATGAGGTGCCTTGTATTCTCAGTCCGCACTGGTAGATGATGAAGTCATACTCCTTACCGTAGGCAGAGTAGAAGTAGATGTCCACCGGAACCTCAAACTTCTTGTTGTTCGTCTGGTTCACCAGGTTCACGTCGCCCACGATGCGCATCACGCTCTTGCCCATCGCACGCAGTTTGTCTATATCGACATCAGTGCCCTCGTCGTCCATCACCTGGTTCTTCTCGAACAGCACCACCATCTCGTCGCTCGTCGGGCGGTCCACCATGTAGTTCGCCAGTTCCTCATCATCGCCCAAGGCACGGTTATACACGCGCAGGTTCCGCACCTCCACGTCCGCGCTCTCGCTCGTGATCCTGATGTTCGTCGGTTCTGCCTGGAGCAGCGAATCCGTCGAGGCATACTGCTTCGCGCCGCATAGGATGCCGTTCACATACAGCGTCATCAGTCGGCCCGCCTTCTTCTCCTGCACCACGAAGGCTATCTTCAGTGTCATACCGCTTGCAAACTTAGTGCCTACTTCCGAACCTGCGCCCGTCCGCATCAGAGCCTCCTGCGTCGTCAGTCTGAAGCCCACGCCGCCGGTCATGCAGTCCACCACCGTACCCCTGCGGTCGGTCACGTTCGTGCATGTCAGCTCCATCTCGTAGGTTGCGCCCGTGGTTGTCGCATCGTTGCCGAAAGGCTTGTACCCGATTTCAACATTCGCACCGTTCGTCAGCTTCAAGGCATCTCCCGTCCAGCCGTTGCTCTGCCAGTCAAAACCTTCAAACACCGTTTGAACGTCGTTATAACGCCATTCAGCAGGCTCGCTCTCGGCATTGCTTCTGCCGGCTGCCGACAGTTTCAGCACAAGTCCGGCAGTCGCCTCGCTCAGGTCAATGCCGCTCTCCGTCACCTTAACGTTCAGCTTGTATTCCGTTGTGCCGCACTTCAGCACCATCGCCACGTCGCCCTGCTCCAGGAAACGGTTTGTATATACCTGCGTAGTCCTCGGTACGCTCACCGTCTGCGTCCGTATGCCGTCTCGCCACACACCCACCGTCGCCGGGGTCGTTGTCGGGTCATACGCCACAAAGTCAAATCTCACCTGCTCATACTGGCCGGTTTCAATAGTCGGGGTCAGATGGTCGTCCGCAAAAATGCGTCCGTCACCGAAGGTCAGCTTCGTGCCGATATACGGGGCGTTCTGTCCGGCCTTCAGAATGTCAAAGTAGATGCTCTCACTCTTCAGCGTCAGCTCCGCGCTCGCCTCCATCTCGGCGACGATCTGCACCGTGTGCCGGCCGATGCTCACTCCCGACATCGACAAGGAGAAACTGCCGTTCGTCGTGCCGCTTCTTTTCACCGTCTGCGAGTCCCACTGGTGTCCGTCCAGATACAGCGTCACGGTTTTGTCGCCGCTTCCGCTCACCGCAAAGGGGATGCTCACCGCCTCACTCACGCCGTAGCCGCCCTTGGCGACACACTCGGCTATGTTGAAGCTGCTGCTCAGCGCAAGGGTCACAGCCTTCACGCTCACATAGCTCTGCCTCGTCTGTGTCTTGCCGGTGGTCGGGTCGGTTGTGGTAGCCCTCACATAGATGTCTGTCGTTCCGAGCAGCAGGTATTTCGTCAGATCCAGGGTATAGGTTCCCTTGCTCACATCATGCTGTGTGTCTGCATACATCACGGTCGCGCCCCTCTTCATCTCGATACTGACTGTTGCCTTCTGGCCCGTGGATGTGCCTTTCTCGTCACCGCTGCTGTACTGGTGGTCATACGTCCATGTCAGCATCGCACTGTCGCCTTCCTTGATGATGGTCTTGCTGGCGGCTGCATCCAGCACGATTTTCGTGGTCGAAGCGTCACCGCCTCCACCGCCGCTTCCTGCCGGAATGTCTGCAGACGCTATCTCCGCACCGCTCTTGTTGGTCAGTGCCAGGCGCACGCTGCTGCCGTCGTCACTCAGTTCGGCGTTCATGCCCAAGACGGTGCTCGCCTCTATCTCCATCAGCTTCGCCGCCACCGCCGCGTTCTGCACCGGGTTCGTCGAACTTGCGTTCAGACTCTCGTCCACCTCAGTCTCGCTGATAGTGATGGCGACGTTGCCGTCCTCGCCAGGCTCCAGCTTCTTGCCGTTCAGCGTCACGCTCTTCACCGTGCCGTCGCCGCCAAAGTCCTCCCAGCTTGCCGCCTGTTCCCAGCTCTCGATGTTCGTGCCCTTGAACTGCTTCGTCTCCCATTTGCCCTGTGCCGTCTCGTAGGTGATGCAGCGTCCCTTCGCACGTGCCTTTCCTTCCACGGCTGCTATGGCGGTCTCAAGCGTATAGTATCCGCTCTCCAGCGGAACCTGCTCCGTCACGTTATAGGTATTGCCACCGCCGCTGCCGCTTATCTCCACGATGGTTTCTTCTTCCTCGCTCCATACATACACCACGCCACCGCACACATACGCTTTGTCTTTCAACACCTCCGTGCGTCCCTCGTTCATGTACAGGTCTGCCTGGGGCCAGTTGTTGCAGTATCTGCCCCCAACCTTGCCGTAGAAGGCTTTGTTCACCGTGTCGTAGTACACGCCATCTATCTGGACGTATGACATATGCACAATCTCCACGCCTTCCACCATTCCGTCGAACCGCGCTGTCGCGCCATTCCTTGCAGCCAGTGCCGTAGCCTTGTACTCCGCTTCTACTTGCACAGCCTTTGCCACGGCTGCATCTGTTTTCTGCGCAGCGTCCGTAGCCTTGCTTGCCGCATCGGTGGCGGTCTTGGCTGCCGCCTCCGCTTTGGTCGTGGCTTCTCCTGCCGCCTTTGTTGCAGCGTCAGCCACAGCTGCCGATGCCTTGGCGGTTACAGCAGCGTCCTCGGCTGGTTTCGAGAGCAGTTTCACAGGGGCGCTCACCACTGTCTCACCACGCATGGCAGGGAGGCTTACCACACCGTCAAGCGTGCTCACCGTTTCCAGTTCGTCCACGCTCTGGCTGTCCGTCTTTATCTGGTTCACCACGTCCTGCACCAGTTCCTTTTTCTCTTCTTCTGTCAGTGCCATAGTCGTATATCTTTTTTGTTATGATTGTTTATTGATGATTCTTGCCGTATATTTCGTAGGCCAGCCGTTCAGCGTCTCGGTGCTGTCTGGGTCATATACCAGTAGCACCTCAAGCGTATCACCCTTGCCCATATCCAGAGTCTCGTAGTGTCCGCCATCCCAATGTACCATCACTGGCAGTTCCTCGGTGTTCCAAGGATATTCCTTTTTGCTGTCCTGCTGGCTATAGCGTCCACACACCTTGTAGTTGCTCGATCCAAGGTCGGCAATGATGGTTACTCTCATGCAGAACGGCGTACTCTCGCCGATAGCAAGTGCATCCCGCGCCTGCCCTATCTTCGGTAGGGCTACCACCGTAGAGCCTTGCGTCGCCTTCACGAGAAAGCGGTTTGCTTTCTGCAAATCCATGTAGCCGACAAATACCGTGTTCGCCTTGTCAAGGACTATCTTCTTGTAGGCGTAGCCGTCCATCGTTCCGTTCAGCACGCCCGACCCTCTGCCAGCAAAGGCGAAGTTTCCGCTCACCGAGTTGGCGATGTTGAACACGATGCCGTATTTCGGCAACAGCCCCACATCAAACCCATATTCCGTAGCCGTGTCCACCAGTCGGCACAACATAGGCTGTCCCAAACTGTTCCACGTTCCGATGATGGCTTGCCGATCCTTGTCGTTGAACCCTATCATGTCATCATATAGGAACAGACCATTCTCCGTGTCCTTCACCTCGATGGTTCCGTCATCGTTGTAGGTTACGTCCGCACCGCCGATATGCCTATTGCCGATACTGAATCCGCCTATCGTGCCACCCTCGGCATATACATTGCCACGGAACGTGCCGTTCACGGCTTCGATGCTTCCGTCCTCCTTTACCTTGAAGTAGCCGTTTGCCGTTACCAGTCCCTCCAACTTTATGTTGTCCGCCGTCAGTTTTATCACGGTTTTCTTGTTGCCTTCTGCATCCGTTTCTTCCACGCCTACGCCTATCAGCGCCAGCTTGCCGTTCACGTCCTTTATATAGATGCCCGTGCCTTCGGGCTGTATCATCAGTCCTGTTTCCTGCAGCGCCCGCTCGTCCTTGTCATATACGGCTGCCGAAATTTTCACCAGTCGCTCTGACTGCTCGAACAGCGTCTTGTACTTGTAGGTCAGTGCTTCTATCTTGTCAGTGCTCAGCACCAGCATATACAAGTAGATGTCTCCGTCAAACGACAAGTTGAAGTCGCCCGTACCGTTCCACGCTCCGCTGCATGTGTACTGCACATAGCCGTCCGTCGCCGCTATCTGCTCACTAACCTCCATGCTGTCGAAGTCTGCGAACCCAGTCTTGTCCACGTTCTCGAACCCTATCTTCAGCGTGCCACCCTTCGCGCAGCGGTAGAAGAAACTCAGGTACACCGGCAGGGGCTCCTTCTGTCCCTCGCCATTGGTCGGGAAAGTCGGCACAAAGCGCAGGTTGCCGTGTTTCTGCATGATGTACTTGTTGCGGATGCGTACCACCTTGCGCCCCATGTCCGTAACGACGCTTGCCCCGTCGCCTTTCTTCGAGAGTGCCGAGCCGTTGGTCCACACCCACTTGTTGCCCACCAGGAAGAACACCGTCTCGTTCTCCGAGTTCCATTTCTCCAGTCCGCTCGCAAACGTGGGGTTGTTCAGGTAGCCTTTCTCGCTCAGAAAGTCATTCCGCACGCTGTCTATCGCGCTCTGCACCTTCCCTTCCGTTATCTCGAAGCGGGTTTTCACGTCCTCACCGGTTTCCAGTACAAATGTGCCTTTCAGAAAGGCGTTGTCCGCATACAGACCGTTGCCATTCGGCTGGCGGTCTGCCGGGAACTTGTCATCCTTGATGCCGTCCAGGTTGCCGAGTCGTGCCCGTAGGCAGTTGTCAAAGGTCTTGCCGTTCACACCATCCATCACGTCCACCCTCGGCTGTCCGTCCTCTGTGGCGGATATGAGCACCATGTTCTGGCGGTCGGTGTTCGTCGTGTTGCCCATCAGCACGCACTCGTCGCCCTCCTTGGGTTCCACACCGTCAAACTCCTCTTTCGCCACCACAATGCCGTCCGCCGTCACGTCCGCCACCTCCACCCAGTAGCTCCGCATGTCTTTGCCCGTGAACGTCTGGCAGCGTACCAGGTCGTGCGCCACGAACATGTTTTCCTGCTCAAAGCATATGAGGTAGTAGTCGCCCTGCTCCTCCACTGTCTTTATCTTGCCGTTGGCCGCGCTCACGCATATTTGGCCGCCAACGCTCCGCACCTTCTCGATCAGCAGTTCCATCACCGCCATCGTCTGCCTCACCGTCAGTTTATCTATCGTCAGATAGGTGCATCCGTCCTCGCCTTTCCACAGATGGAACCCTGCGCCCAGCAGTCCGTCCACAAACTGCCCCGCGCTCCGTATGCTGTCCGACGTTACGCTCCCGAAGGCCACGCCGTCCTTTTTCCTCACAGGCTGGTCCAGCCAGTCGTCAAACTGTCGGTAGTCCCATTGGTCGGCATTGTCGGCTTCCTTCGCGTGGTCTGCCTCCAGTGCGTGCTTCGCCTCGTCAGCGTCCGTGGCGTGGTCGGCCTCTTTCGCATGGTCAGCTGCTAACGTGTGGTCGCTCTCTTTGGCATGGGTGGCTTCCTTCGCCAGTTCTGCGATGTCCGCCTTGGCTGCGTGCGCAGCCTCCTTCACCGCCATGCCACCGTAGGCTGTGCCCCCGGTCCGCAGTGCCGAGGTGCTGCCCTCGTTCTTCGGCTTCTTTATTACCTTGATGTCTATCATTGCTCTATCTCCTTTAGTGTCATTTCTGCATATCCCTCCGTCAGATTACGGCTGATGCCCTGCACGAAGAAGGTCTTGCCCATCATCGGGTGGCGGTAGTGGGCAAACAGGCTCACGATGCCGCCGTCCGTGTCCGTCAGCTTCTGCGTCATCACCACCCTTGGCGCGTGCCACTCCTTGTAGTAGGAGTCCACATACAACTGCTCCGCCTTTGCGCTCTCGCCACGGTTGTGGTCGTATATCGTCAGCAGCCCCTCGCCCGTCAGCGTGTTCACCGGCGTGCTCATCTTCACGCTGTCCGTCACGTCCAGCGCCTGGCACTCCGCCGCCGTCAGCGCAGAGTTTATCTTCATTTCGATGTCGTCCTTCACGTTCACGAAACTCTCCTTCGTGTCGCTCATGTACACCAGGTCGTTGTCCCCCGTGTTGTTCACCAGACCGTTGTCGCTGTATATCTTCACCTCGAACTGCTCCACCATGATGCTGCTCACGTGTGCCAGCAGCGGTATCGTCGTGCTGTTCCATTTCGTGTGCCTGAACCACGTCTTGTGCCGCCGTGTCACCACGTCCCACACGGCGTTCACCGGGCCGAGTATCATAAATCGCACTCGTCCGCTCACCTTGTCACCCTTCTTTATAGGGATGGCGATGCCTTCTGCGTCGATGCCTAATTCGTAGCTCACATTGTTCTGCAGGTCAAACTTCGTACCCACTATCTTGTCGCCGATCTTCGGGTCGAAGCCGATGGTGAAGCACTGCTGGTAGTATTCGTCCTCGTCCTGGCACTCCTCCAGCGTCTTGTACTTTCGCCACTCGAAGTCCGTCACCTGTCCCTCCGTGCCCTTTTCCACCACACACTTGTCGCCTATTATCAGCATGCAAGCCAATACGCCCACCTTCGATATGTGGTCGCTTCCGTCGCCGATGGCGCTGTACTTGAACTCGTACAGCTGTGGTCCCGTGTCAGTGAACGGCACGAAGCCGTGCTCCGTCGCCACATCCCACGCCACCTCTTCGTTAGGCTGATCCGCCTGCCACCACTGTTGCGTGTAGTATCGTCCGTCCCCGTTGTTGCGGCTCGGCACGGTCACGCCGCTCCATTGTTGGATGCCAGGCCAAATAATCTGGAATGGACCGCCCGTGTAGTTGTATATGTTCTTGTACGTGTCCGTCAGTCCCATCACTGGGTTCAGCACCAGCTTTCCGCTCAGCACGATGTAGTTGGTCGTCCCCTCGTCAGTAGGCGAGAACACGCCGCCAGTCATGCTGCCGTTATATACGGCTCTCGGCACGCCTGCCTTCAGCGAGTCGGCATTCGGGTAGGTCGTCGCCTCCTTGTCGTCACCGTTGCCGTTCACGCTCACCACCAGGTAGTTCGTCATCTCCACCTTCGGTGTCAGCGAGTTGTCCTTCCCGTCCGTTTTCTTCTCCACCTTGCCCAGGGCGATGATGGCCGCGCCCGGCTGCTTCGCAAGCAGGTTCGGCAGGGCTTGCTGGTTCTGTCCCTCGCTGCACAGCTCCTCCATCACGTTGCCGCTCCCCATGTTCGGAAACAGCCACTCGCTGTTGTTCTTCATCTGCACATACCAGTCCGTCACGCAGCCCCCGTCATAGCTCGTTTCCTGCCCGTGCGTCATCGCATCAAAGGCATTGATGGCTTTCTTGCCCTCGCCGTCGCTGCTGTATTCCGTCATGTATTTCTGATAGTTCTTGTAGGGGCTTTTCAGCAGGTCGTCGTCCAGCGGACTCTCTATCACGCTCTCCACGCTCTCCACCTTCGCCGTCAGCAGCAGTCTGTTGTACACCTCGCCCACGCTGATCGTCGTGTCAGTGTCAGTTACGATGCCCGTCCGTATATCCGTCGTCTGCCGTGCCGTCGTAACGCTCACTCCCGTCAGCAGGTCGCGCCAGTAGATGCGCTCACCACCCTTCACGCTCTCCCATGAGTATATATAAAAGGTGAAGCCCTCCTGCACGATGTGCAGGTTCAAGTACTTCAGCATCTCCTCCAGCACCTCGTCCTGCTGCCACACGTCGTCCTCCTCGTCGCCAAGGAACAGCAGTTCGTTGATGGTCAGCTGCCCGAATATGGCGTAGCGGTTGCCCGTCAGGTCGTCCACCGCCTTGCTCCCGTCATACAGGTAGCGCACGGCGTTTCCGCCCACGATGTCAAGACCTGCCGTCACACCACCCATTATCTCCTTTAGCATCTCTAAGAACGTGCGCTGTTCCGCCTCCGCCTTCACCACATTGTAGAGCACGCCCAGCGCACCCACGTCGCGGTACTTCGAGTATTGCAGGGCTATCAGCGCATCGATGCAGCTCAGTTCTATCTCGTCATATTCCTCGTTATAGCCTTGCGAGTATGACTGCGGTTCTATGTAACCGGCAAAGAGGCATTTGTCCTCGCGGTAGATGTTCACCACAGCGTCAAGGCACGAGGCGCAGAAAAAGTCGGGCACAAAGTTCCTTGTCAGCAGCCGTACCTTGGCTTGTTGGCAGAGCAGATGGTCGAAGGTGTCATTCACCTCGCTTGTCAGTTCCACAGGATCATCCGTGAACGACAACTCGCCTCCATCCTCACCGATGACCACCTCTTTTGTGCGGTCGCCCTTTGTCAGAATATGCACCTCGATGCGCTCGTTCTTCTGGTTGTAAAAGTGTCCGTGTAGATACATGCTCCTTATATTTTGATGTTCGTTCCCTTTCTGTTTATTCTCGTCTCGTTGGCAAGCACTGCCACAAGGTCGCGGCCTTTCACCTTCAGTTCATAGATACCGCCACCTCCGCTGCCATTATTGCCGATAAGCGACTTCAGTTTGTTCAGCGGTGCTATCACCTCAGGGTTGCTCTTTGCCCCGGCATACTCGCCCATCAGCGCCAAGGTCGGTCCGTACACGATACCGCCGTTGGCAAATGGGGTAACGGCCACCGATGCCACAAGTCCCTGCATCATGCCGATAAATCCGGCTGCGATGCCGGCACCTGCAAACGGGATGTAAGCGTGTGCCGCCATAAACTCCGAGGCTGCCAACTCACGGTATGCCATAGCCTCTGCCTTCACTGCTGCCATCGTCGCTACGGATGCCGCCACCTCTTCGGGGGCTGCCGCTACCTTTGCCGTAGCTGCGGTGGTGGCCGCCACTCCGCTTGCCGTGGTTACGGTATTGGAAATACCTGTCGCAGCGGTCAGGGCATCAATGATTGATATGACACTATTGACACCCTCGTATATCTGTATGGCTCCATCCACTATGCCCGTGATGGTCTGCCAGGCGTTGCCGTTTCCTTTTAACGCTTCGGTAATGCCTTCGACACCACCGCCAATACCTTTTATTCCAGCCCACGCATCGCTGAATTTGACGCTGCTCTTCTTCAGTACTTTCTCATAGTTGCCCCATGTCTGAATAAGTTTCGTCACTTCCTTACGCTGTTCATCGCCAAGCGGATTCTTGGTATCATCGAGCATCTTCTGCAGCGACCTTATTTTGTCTTGGATGCCTTCAATGCCGATGAGTTCCAGTTCCATTCTCAGTTTCTTTCCGCTCATTCCGCCAAGGTCGGCTGTTTCCTGCTGCATGGTTGGCAAGTCCACCATACGGTTCATCGCATCACGTTTGGCTTGCAGGGCGTTGATGGTACGCTGGATATTCTCCACCTCCGCACCCGTAGCCTTACGTTGCCGTTCGCTGTAATAAGAAATGGCCTTGTCAAGTTCCTCCATCGAGTTCAAACTGCCGATGGCTGCCGGCTTATCCATTGCAGAAAGCACATCGTCCCATTTGCCACGAAGCCTTTCCAGTTCCTTGATTTGCTTCTGTATCTCGATACGCTCTGTGGCGGTAGCGGTCTTCAGTTTCTTTTGATAGAAGGCCAACTCGTTGTCAAGTTGTTCGTAGGTATGTATCTGGTCTGTGGCAAGTGCTGCGTGCGAACTGTCCTCGAATGCCGTTTTAAGGTCGTTCAAACGCTTTATCTCCTTGTCTATCTGTGCAAGGTTCTCCTTTGAAGTCTTGCGTCGCAGCTGTTGCTGGAACTGTATCTCGGCATCTATTCCTTCAAGTGTGTCGAGCGACACCGTGTGGTCGGCAGCGTCTATCTCCTCCTGTATGGTTCTCTGAAGTGCCTTGTATTTGTTGATGAGTTCCGTGAGAAGCTTTATCTTCTCGGTGTCCTCCTTGTTCGTCTTCTTCAGCCGAGCCTCATAAATGGAAATGTTCTTGCCTACATCTTCAAGTGTTTTCGGGTCAGTTATTGGAGTATCGTCCGCCGTTACCTTTGATGTCGTTGTGGTTTTCTTCGGTGTCGTTTTAGTTGTGCTGATACCTTGCTGTTTCTTGTCATTATCCTCTCGCTTTTTCTGCTCCGCCTTCAGTCTGCCGATTTCTTTATTCAGCCTTGTGCGCTCTGCCTCATTGCTGCGCGAGGTGTTCTTCAACTCGTTTTCAAGTTGGGTGATATTATCCGTCAGATCTTGGTCTGAAACATCTTTCAAGTCCTTGCGCGACAAATCTACAGACTTCCTTGACGCATCCAGTTTCTTTTGGGCACTCACCATGTGGTCTATGGCGGAATCATACTGCTTTTGCAAAATGCTGATTTCGCCAGTGAGTTTGTTTATCTGCCCACCAAGTTGGTCATAGTAGTCCTTTCCGCCAGCTGCGTTCTCATAGTTGTAGTGTATGTTGCCGTTGCCGTCCCAATACTGCTGACCGAGCTGATAACGCTCACTTTCCTTGCTTTCCTTTTCAAGTTGCTTGGCAGCAATTTGGGAAGCCAATACTTTCGCCTGTGCCTCATAGCCTATCTGCTCGCAATACACCTTGCTCTTGGCGATGAGCGTGTCATACCATTCCGCCGCGGTACGGTGATAACCGAAACTCTCGCCGTACTTTTTGTTCAACTCGTCCACCTTCTTCGTGGCATTCTTGTGGCTGTTGATAAGCGAGGCGAGCGAACTTACCTCCATGTCGATTTCCGCCTTGGCATTGGACGAGGCATTGCTGAAGGCGTCAGTACTGTCTTTCAGAATGTCCACGTCCTGCGCAGCGTCCTCCGCCTCGTCGCCCATGGAACTGAACAGGGTGATAATGCCAGTGATTATAACCGATATTCCCATGGTCAAGGCTGCATACAATGCCGTTACAGCCACCGTCAGGGCTGCCGTGCCAGCCGTTGCCGTATATCCGCTTGCCGCCAACATGTTCTGCGCCATAGACACCATCTTCTCATGTATGGCCAATGCCGTTGCCTTGATTGTAGATATGGAGAAAGCTGCACTCAGTGCTGTCAGGGAGGTTACGAACTTGCCGACGCTTGTAACGCATATCATCGTCTGCGCAGCTATGGTAACAAACGGCATCGCCCCCTGCACAAGTCCGCCGAGTTGTTCCTTGATGTCGCCCAACGTGTTCTCCAGTTGCTTCTGCCGTCCGGCATCCGTCTTGGCAAGTTCCTCGTTCATGTTTCCAACGTTGGCCGTAATGACCTCGGCAAGCATGGCAGCACGCTCACTCTCCGTACCGAACTGCAGTACCTGTTTCTGTGCCTCGTCAAAGGTGATGCCGACACGCTGCAGCACTTCCACCTGTCCCTGCATCGCCTTACCCATCATGTTGCCGATGCTCACGGCATCCTGATTGGTGGCGTTCAGTCCATTCTGCTGGGCGATGAGGTTGTTCATGGCGGGGATAAGTGTGTCAAGGCTTTGCTTCTCCTTCAGGAACGTGGCCATCTGCTGGGCACCGCTCAACTGCACCTCGTCGCCGATTACGCCCATTTCCTGCTGGGCGGAGCAAAATTCCTTGATGCTCTGTATATCTTCGTTGGTGCTGTTCATACGTTGCCGCATGATGGTCTCCAACTGGGTCTCTGCCACGAGTTGCACCTGGTAGGCTGCGGTAAGGTCTGCCATGACACTTTGCAGATCACTGATGGAGTCCTGGAGTACATCAATCGCTTGCGATGCCTGCGACCATGTGAGGATGTCGCTCTTCAGCCGCTCGCTCTCGTCCTGCACGCTCCTTATGACCCGACCGAGTTCTTCGGCATCGGCAGTAACACGCTTCGCACTGCCGTTGTCGTTGATTTTTATTATAAAACTGACCTCTTTTGCCATATTCTCATTTTTATTGTTTACCTTTGTGGCGGATACATTTTTGAACAACTTATGAGCGTAAACTTGAAACCCATACACGACCTTATCGTGCAGCACCCTTTCGCATCGGTGCTGACGGTGGCTATTTGTCTTGTGGCTTGTTTACCCATATTCTTATATGTCGTTACCAAAATCGCGGCCCTGATTAAATTCTTCAAAGGCAAATAATTGTTTATTTCAACCCTGCCGCCGCCTTTGCTTCCCTGTATCTGCGTAGGGTGTCTTCTTTGTCCATCTTCACTTCATTTTCCGACTTCTGCTCCGTCTCCCATGGAAATGACATAATGTCGGAGGCATCGAGCGTTTTCTTTGAATAAGGCTGCAACGTGCAAAGGCACTGCATGCGCAGACGTTCCCATTCGCCACGATCACGGCTTTGCTGCATCTCATTCCATGCTTTCCATGCTGCATAGAACTCAGAAGGGGTGCATCGGCAAAAGTCATCCATACTCATTCCAATGCACCCCATCGCTATACCGAGCAACTGTTCGATGTCGGGGTCTTCTACACTTTCCCCATCCTTTTTTTTTCAGCCGACTGCCTCACCTGCTCATTCCAATCATTGAGAACGTCTGGTGTAATGCTGTTGCTGAAAGTCTCGAAGTCCAGAGGGAACTCGGTGCCTTCCGCCTGGCTTGCGCACTTCACGCAGCACCACATCAGCATCAGCAGTTCTTCAAGGTCGTCCTGCTTGATTTGGCTCACATCCTTGCCCGTCTCTCGCTTGAACATGAGAAACGCTCCCATGACAAAGCCACAGGGATATTCTTTCCCCTTCAACGTTATCTTTATCATAGCTTATTCCGGATTTGATGCTTCACTAAGGCCATTGGCCACTTTCTCAACCTTGCCGCAGTTTTCCAACTGGAGGCTGTATTTGGCATCGTCACCGGCCTGTGCGTCAAGTTCCAGCGAGGTGATGATGTACTTGCCCTTGTAGCCACCGGTTGTCTTGCCGGTACGCTGGTCGCCATCGCGCAGACTGTAACGTCCGTCTATGGGTTCACCATTGAGTTGCATGTCCTTCAACTGATCGTAGGTCGGGGTCTCGGTGTCGCCATCCGTGAGGACACAGCCCTCGGCTGAAATGCTCTCGGAAAAACTCTTCACGAACTTCTCTTTCCACTTGCCGCTTGCTGCCTCCTTGGTTACGCGCTCACCAGTCTCCGTTGTGGTTGTCACCTTACAGCCAGTGGAGAAGCCCAACGCTTTTTCACCGACGCTCAGAATGAGATTGGTTCCGTCTAAAACACTTTTTGCCATATCTTTCTTGTTGTAATGGTTAATACTATGCCGGTCGCCACTCCGACGATAAAGGCGATGAGAAGCATCTTCCACGGATTGGAACTGCGTTCCTTTTCCGTTTTGGCTTCATTCTTCTGCTGCTCCAATGCTTTCTTGTAGCTCGCCATCTGGCGTTCATAGTACTCGCACTGGCGTTGCAGACTGTCGCAAGTGGCATACACAACGATGGTGCCACCTTTGTTCTGCACGGTTGCGCTGGCTCGTCCGTTCTTGGCTCGGTACTCTGCCTTTTCGGGTAGGTTAGTCAGTTCCGCCAGAGGTATCTCCAGCTTGGCTTCCTCCTGCGGTACTGTCTCCGTCCATGTCTGACGAACCTCGCTCTGGAGGGTGTCCGCGGATACTTGTTTCACGCTTTCCTCCGTTGCCACGCTCGCTTTTCGGCTTGTCGCGCAGCCCGACAAGAACAGGGCAGTCATCATGATGCTTGCAACTGTTCGCAGTGTCGATAGCCTTCCTAAGACGCGCCATCTCGCGCTTCGAGGCTTCGAGGTATCTTCTTGTCTCATTGAGTTCTTCCTTCAATGGTTTCACGATGTTCTCTACCAAGATACGGGTGGCATGCTCGGCGTTGTCCATACGCACCGTCTCGGCATCGGCTTCTGCCTTCATCGATTCCGCTTTCGCTTTCCTTATGGTAGCCCGCAGCGTGCATATTGCAACAATGGTAGCCACCAGACCTCCGCCAAGGAGGACGTTCAGGACTTCGCTGATATTCATGCCATCCATATTTTTACTGTTGGTATATTCCTATTGACTTGAGCCACTTGGCTACATCGAAGGCTGGGCAGGCTTTATTTACGCCCGGAAGGTCGCAATGACCTACAATCTTGATCTGCGGAAAACGCTGATGGAAGTTCCGCACATAGTCGGTCATCGCCTTCAGCTGCGCAGGGGTGCGCGTGTCCTTGGGGTGCTTCATATCCTTGGTGCAGCCACCGGCATACACCACATGACGGCTCACACTGTTGTAACCCCTGGCACCATTGGTCACTTCCCACGGATCGACCTCCGCATCTTCGTTGTTATCGACAAGACGTTCCACCTTGCCGTCCAAGTGTATCAGGTCGGTATAGCCTACCTGCTTCCAGCCACGCCCCCCCTTGCTTACCGGGTCGGTGTGCCAGTGGCGTATCTCCTTAGAGGTTACCTCACGGCCTTCAGGGGTGGCTGTGCAGTGTAGGACCAAATACTTCATTCTCGCCATTACGCTTCAGCTTTATATCCGCTGGTCATTACAACACCTGCGTCTGCCTTCTTGAACATGCAGATGAAGTAGTGGCGGAAGTTCACCTTGTTGCGCTGGTACTCGGGGTCATTCTCGGCTGCGCTCCAGTACATCTTGGTGGAGCCGGTAGCCTTGAACACACGCTGTGTGTAGAATGCGAATGAGCAGTGGAAGTCACCGGCAGTCTCTCCCTTGTCGCCGACTGCCTTTTTCTCGCCTTTGGCTGAGAAGTACGGGGTGTTGGCATACTCGTAGATGTCGAATCCGTAGAGCTTGCCCACCTTGCCGGTGTTGCGGTCGATGTTGTACTGTTCCTTGAAACGCTGGTCGGTCTCCAAGAGGTCATTCACGTGGTCGGTACACAATACGAGGCGGCGGTTCGTGGTCGGAACACCCAACTTGTCGAGGGCTGCCTTCATCGCGAGCACGTCCTTGGCGGTCATCTTGATACGGCCGGTGGTCGCGTCACGCTCGCCGGTAGTTGTCAGTACCGGGGTCTTGGCAGTGTTCTTCTGTGCGCAGAGGGCGTGTGCAGCCTTGGCGAACTTGGCATCGTTGATGGCGTTTGAATGGCTCTCCTTCACTCGGGCAATCTTGTCGTAGCTGATAGCGTACAACTCATCGTCGGTGATTGGTGTTACCTTTGTCTGGAACTTGTCAAGCTGAATGGCGATGTCCTTGTCATCAAGTGCCTGCAAGGGGATTGGGTAGGTGGTGTTGTTGACAAGTACGTCAGGGTCCACACCTACCTCTACCAGGTGGATAACATCGTTATCGACAATGCTTGAACTGTCGGGGATGCCGTCAAGCCAAGTGCCGGCGAGGAACTCGCGGAGTGCCTTCACAAGCTCACCAGTCCAAATCTCTTTCAGCACGCCCTCGCGTGCCACTCCCACAGGCATTGCACCGCTCACGGCAAGCGCGACGGCATTGGCACCGACGGCACCTGCCACGGGCGACACGCCCAATGCCATACCGAATACGGCTCCTGTCATCGCATTGAACAGCACAGCCATAATCATGGTCAAAAATACTTTTGCTTTCATTGCTTTTTCTTGTTTTATTGGTTTGTACTAAAGTTCACACTCCATGCCGTACTCTTCCTTGTAGAGTCGCTTGTACTCTTCGGGCTGCTCCTTGCGGAGGGTCAAGAGTTCGCTTGACGGCACATCGCTCAGTTTCTTGTAGGCAGTCGGCTGCTGTGTTGCCGCTCCGCCCTGATGCCCGATAACGGCACTGAGTTTCATCTGCGGAGCCATGGCTGCGACAATGCGCTCCAGTTTCTCCTTGCCGACTTCCTTGCCGAGGTTGATGAACTCGTCCTTCTTGTCGGGGGCGATGCGCTTCTCCCCTACCGCCTTCTCCACGATGGCGGTGATGCCGGCAAGCGTGAGGGTCGCCTTCTCCTGCTGGAGTTTCTCGTTCTCTTCCTTGGCAGCCTTCAACTCACCGAGCTTGGCGTTGATGTCCGCCTCAGTTGCCGTTTCCGGCAAGCCCAACTTCAGGGCAATCTGTTTCTGTTCCATTTGTTTTTGATTATTGTTGTTCAACATTGGCAAGGGACATTCGCTGTCCTTGCCGAGGGTTATCTTCTTGCCGTCCTTCTGCAGCACGATGGCATCGTCATTGGCTCCTATGTCCACCAGGCTGACCTCAAACAGTTTGCTCTTGGTGACAGTAGGGCTGGTCTGCCCCTGTACCAAAAGTTCGGGGTCCTCACTCGTCTCCAATATGTCAAGCCCTGCGCTCACCATCTTCAGACTGCCGAACTCATACTGCTTCTTACAGCGTGTGGATAGTTCGGATGCTTCGTCAAACATCAGTTCGCCGGTCACTTCACCATCCTCCACCTTCAGGTCTTTCACATAGCCTATCACATTACCACGCTCGTGCATATACAGCAGGACGGGGTTGCGCTGATACTGCTCCACGTTCATGCCTGCTGTCAGCACTCTTGTGCCGTAGCTGTTCAGGCTGTCGTTGGTTATTCTTACTCGTTTTCCTTTACTCATATCATTGTCGTTTTCTGGGCTGCATTGCCCGATTCGCAGTGCAATATTACGAGGTAATTGTCTGTCCGCCAAAAAAGTGTGCAATGGTTGCACACTTCTATGAAACCATTGCACACTTTTTTGGAGAGCCACCGAAATCGTGGCACTTTTGCATAAAGAATCGGGGCGTGGTATGCCCTGATGTGAACAAAAACCTTATCAACATGACAAAGGCAGATATTGAAAAAAAGAAATCGCTGGCACGCACGCTCTATCTTTCGGGCATGGAGCAGCAGGAGATTGCGGAGAAGGTGGACGTGTCGCGCGTCACCATATCCAAATGGTGCTCAGCCGAGGGGTGGAAAGAGGCTCGTGCCGCCAAAAACATCACACGCCCCGAACTGGTGAACAAACTGTTGCTCACCATCGACACACTCATTACACAAGTGAATGAATCCGACGACCCTGCACTCATAGCAGGACTCGGCGACAAGTTGGCTAAACTCTCGTCGGTCATTGAGAAACTCGACAAGAAGGCTAATGTGGTGGATGCCATCGAGGTGTTTATGGCGTTCTCCAAGTGGCTGGAGTACCGCTCGCAGACAGACCCAGAGGTGACTCCCGAACTGATGCGTGTAATCAACAAGTACCAGGACATGTACATCACAGAACAGATGGGTATAAAATAGTGGAGGCAGCCTATGGCAACAGCAGCGGAAAAGAAAAAGGCATACGAGGAGTGGAAAGAGCGATGCCGGCAAGTGCAAGCCATTACGGACACGTCACTCCTGAAAAGCGAAACGCCAGTAGAACGAGACATGCGTATCAAACGCTTGCTCAACAACTATGCAGCGTTCTGCGAGTATTACTTTCCCCACTTCCTGCAATTGCGTGACAAGACGACCGGCGAGGTCATACGCACCATTCACAACGCCCCGTTCCACAACGAAGCTGCACGCAAGGTCCGAAACACGCCCGACTTGAAGGCTGTATTCATGTGGCCGCGCGGCCACGCCAAATCGACCCACCTTGATGTATTCACGCCGCTCTGGTTGATGTTCCAACCGAAGCGGCTTATCAACTTTATGGTGGTCGTGGGAAAGTCGGAGGACAATGCAGACCGACTGCTTGGAGATATTCAAGCGGAACTGGAATACAACCAGCGTCTCATCGCCGACTTCGGACAGCAGAAGAACGACGGCGGATGGCAGGAGGGCGAGTTCAAGACAAAGAGCGGTGTGAAGTTCCTTGCCTGCGGTCGTGGACAGTCGCCTCGTGGTCTGCGTGACCGTGAATCCCGTCCTGACTACATCGTCATCGATGACCTTGACGACGATCAGCTTTGCAAGAACGACAAACTCGTACACGACCTCACCGACTGGGTGAAGGAGGCTCTCTTCGGTGCGCTTGATGTTGGCCGTGGACGCTTCATTATGGTGGGCAACCTCATCAGCAAGAACTCTGTGCTCTACAATCTCTCACGTACAAAGGGAGTGTTCCTTTCTAAAATCGTAGCGGTCGATCGTAACGGAGAACCGGTATGGAAGGAGAAATGGACCAAAGAGGAGGCGCAGGCTTACCGCGACTTCGTGGGCTATCGTGCCTGGGAGAAGGAGATGATGCACAACCCTATCGTGGACGGTACTATCTTCCGTGCGGATTGGATTCGATACAAGCGTTTGCCAAAGCTCGAAAAGTACGACATGATTGTGTGCTATACCGACCCGTCGTTCAAATCGACAACCTCCAACGACTACAAGGCATCCCGCGTTTGGGGAAAGATTGGCTCGGAACTGCATCTCATAGACAGTTTCGTGCGCCAGGCGACAGTCAGTGAGATGGTTCGATGGCTATACGACCTCTACGAGCGTACACGCGACACGGTGGCTATTCAGTTCTTCATGGAAGCCAACTTCATGCAGGATGTGATTTTGGACGAGTTTGCCGTGGAAGGTGAGCTGCGTGGCTACCAACTGCCCATCATGCCCGACAAGCGAAAGAAGCCAGACAAAATCCAGCGTATCGAGGCTGTCAGTCCTCTTTGGGAACGTGGCTTTGTCTGGTACAACGAGCGTAAGAAGGAAGACCCCGACATGCAGGTGGGCATCGAACAGACATTGGCGTTGGAACGTGGCAGCCGTGTGCATGACGATGCGCCTGACGCTGATGAAGGCGCTATATGGATACTCCAGCGCAATACAAGACAGGAAAGTTTCAAACCGGTGTTCGGCAAAAGACCGACCGCCAAAAACATTTGGTAACAATGATACAAGTAATAAAGGACATTATCTGGGGATGGCAGTGCAAGCGTGCCATCAAGAAAGCCAACAAGCTCTCAAAACTGCTTGGCATGAAGTATTATGTGATTTACATGAACGGCTCGCTGAAGGTCGTGCCGAAACGCACCATCCGCGAACTGGTTGCGAAGCACCGCTTCCGTAAGGGTGTAAAGGTTGCCGACATCGAGCGTCGTGCCATTTATGTGACGCATTAGAAAGGAGGCTGATTATGTTTATCACGGAAGAGGTCTACAGAGTGGTCATAGGCGAAAATGCGCTGAAGGTCGTGTCGCAGGCATCGCAGGAGATACGCGACAACGCGGAACTGGAGGCTTGCGAGGAGATTGCCGGCTACCTCAGACCAAAATACGACACGGAAGCGGTGTTCTCGGCTGAAGGCGAAAACCGCAACCGTCTGGTGGTAATGTATACCGCCGACATTGCGCTCTATCACATGATTGCCGCTATGCCCCAAAAGATGGGCAGCGAAATACGCAAGGAACGCTACGAGCGTGCCATAAAGTGGCTGGAAGGCGTGCAAGCCGGAAAAATCATACCCGACCTGCCGCTCGCCACCGACGAGGACGGCACACCGACTGGCGACCTGCTCATATTCGGTTCACAGAAACAATTACGACATAACTGGTAACGCTATGGATATAAAGAACTTTTTCAGCGGTATGTTCGGAGGTGGCAGTCAAAATATACTGCACACGCCAAACGGGGACTTCAACCTTGCGAAGTCGTCTGACCGCAAGCGCATAAAGAAGATGGTAATCGAACTGCAACGCACCACCGATGCGCTTACACGCAGGGACATTGCCGACTGGCGCTACGCCTGGCAGATGGCTATAAATGTGGACAGCCCGAACCGCCAACGTCTCTACGACATATACCGCGATGTGGATATTGACCTTCACCTATCGGGCTGTGTTCGCCAGCGTGTAGGATTCGTCATGGCGAAGTCCTTCAAACTGGTCGATGCAAAGGGTAATGAGAACGAGGAGGCACACCACTATTTCGACCAGGCTTGGTTCAAGCAGTTGCTCGAATATGCGCTTGCCGCCAATCTTTGGGGACACTCGCTCATCGAACTTGGCGACCTCACCACCGATGGCGACGGATGTCCTTGCTATACGGATGTGAAACTCATTCCAAGGAAGCATGTCATTCCGGAATACGGCCGTGTGATTCAACAGCTCGGGCAGGACTGGACTACGGGCATCGACTACCACTCAGCCCCATTCTCTGACTGGCTCATTGAAGCCGGACGGCCTGACGATCTCGGCCTGTATCTGAAGGCTGCCACGCAGACCATTCCGAAGAAAAACATGTTGGCATTCTGGGATTCCTTCGGCGAGATTTTCGGTATGCCGATGCGTATTGCACGCACCCCCTCACGCGACCCCAAGGAGATGGGACGACTTGAACAGATGCTCAAGGGTGCCGGAGCAAGCCAATACATGGTGGCAGGGCAGGACACGGAGATTGAATTTGTGGAGAGTGGCAAGGGCGATGCCTTCAATGTCTATGACAAACGCATCGATCGCGCCAACTCGGAACTGT